CTTTAATATAATTTTCGTCAACTACTTTAACGAGATTCCAGTCAGATAGCAACTGAATAATTGTGTTGCGGCGACCTTTATCTTCTTCGCTAAAGTTTGCAAGCTTACCATCAAGAGCAAACATTTCCTTGAAATGGACAATGTAATACTTACCTTGCTTGTGTAAAATATGGCACGATTGATAGAGTTTATTATCTTTTCTTGAGGCAACGCCAATGCGAGTTAACGTTTCTTTAATTTTGAGAAAGTCTTCTTCTTCTGCTATTTTCACCTCAATTAGTGAATCTATGGTAATCATTATAACCCACCTTTTTCTTCTTGTTTTCTAATAATGTCAATTTGCTCATCGGTTAGCAACTTCAGAGCCTCTTTTGTACGTTGATCATTATATTTATAATGTTTTTGAATTAGGATGAAATTGGTGGTTTTTTTCTGCGAAGATTTGTCTTTTTTGAAGAAACGCTTTCCCTTTCTTACAGAGTAGTACATATAGTCATAATGAAGCTTATCATCAATATTTGACATCATATTAATATCATCTGCAACAGACAATGTGTCGATGTAATTTGATAAAGATCGTGCAACAACAAACCGATGCTTGCTATATGGAAATTCCTGAGGTTGATCAACATCAATATAAATCTTGTTTGACATAATACTGTTTTCGTATCGCCAATCATACTTTGGCTTTACATAAACTTCCTCAACAGGATCTTTTGAATGTGGATCAAGCAAATTCATTTGAAGTCACCATTAACCATAACATCTGTTAAAAATGCCATCACATTAATTTCTGAATCTATAGCAAATGCTGCTTTATATTGGTATTCAGCAATAGACATAATTAACATTGGAATGTAGCGATCTTCAAAGTATTCTGATCCGTTGTCGTAGAAGTTACGAAACAATGTGTGTTGATCTTGATCTGAGTTATTGTAAACCCATTTACGAACTTCGCTATATTTTGTTTTGTCCTTTAAAAGAGCAACCAACTCTTTTATCGAAGCACCTTCAATATTAGCAAGAATACCAGAGTCTATAGAACCTGTTACCGAATAGCGCTGTAACTCATTTAGAACGCGGCGCCAATCAGGAAAGTATTTTTTAATTACTTCAGCAACAACAGCTACATCATACTTGACGTTTTCCTTTTCAAGAATCGTTTGAACTCTTTTAAAGAATTGGCCAGCTAGCTTGACCATATCTTTTTTACTAACCTTAAAATCTATAACTGAACAACGCGAATGGAGTGGTTCAATAATCCTATTTTTAAAGTTACAGGTGAGTATGAATCCACAATTAGCGCTAAATTCTTCCATAAAGTTTCTAAGAGCTGGTTGTGTTGAGTTTGCGTTAAGGTAATCTGCTTCGTCAAGGATAACGTACTTTCTACCTCCAGTGAAAGAGACAGTAGAGGCAAAGTCAAGAATTTGATTACGCAGGGTATCGATATTACCATTCATACTACCGTTAATAACGATATAGTCACATTCAAGTTGTTCTAGCATAGCTCGAGCAACTGTAGTTTTACCTACACCTGCTGAGCCTGCTAATAACAGATTAGGAATGTTTTTCTGATCAACAAATTGTTGAAACGTTTGTTTTAACTCAGCTGGAAGAATAGTATCACCAATTGTTTTAGGACGATACTTTTCAACCCACAGAAACTCTTCACCTATCATTACACCACCTCGTTACATAATATTAACAAATCAATCAGAAGGATGAGCTAGATTGAACAACAACCCAATACTCAATATCACTACTTTTAAAGTGTGCATATCCTTTTGATGAAATTTTCACATGATAGTCATTGTCTGATAGTTTTAACAAATGTTCAATCTTGAAGATTGCTTTGAATGTGTTTTGTGTCTCACCAATAACAATTTTAGATACATTGCCTGTTGGAATTTCAGTATTGAGACCTTGTAAGTAAATCTTACTACCATCGCCAACGATAGCTACTTCAGGAAGTTGAAGAATACCGCAGTGTTTAACAACATCCTTCAAAGCACGAGCTGTGAGATCAACACTAACATCAACTGTTGGTAGTTGTAAATCTTTTTCAGGAGGTGCATTGATACTAGCTTCGCTGGCGTATGTGTAGTTGATAGAAGACTTTGCCTTATCTCCAATCACAACATAATTATCAGTAAACTCAAGATCAGTATCTTCATACATCGATATTGATCCAAGAAACTGTACTAAGTTGTGAATTGCAAATCTTTTAGTAAAGGTTGTTGGAACCTTTGCTTTTGCAATAATAAGTTTTGAAGGAGACATTGTCGTTAATACGTTACCTTCTTTAATAATAATCGAAGGACTAATTAGCGCAAAGTTTTTCAAAACATCAATAGTCTTCACATCAAGTTTCATAATATACTCCATAATTTAAGTTGTTCAATTTACTTCTTTTTCTTACCACCAAGTGATGTTGGATCAGCTGTAGCAGCAACACCAATTGATGCGAGGTCTGCAAGAGAACCACCAAAGATGTAGCTACCAACGTGTTGAAGTTTCATCCAAGGGCAGAACCATGTACGAAGGTTTGCTTGCTGTGCTTTCTGGCAGAACCAATAATCTTCTGACAAATAACGCTTCGATACAGGATCAACTTCAGCTTGGAAGAACATTAGGATTTCACGTGTACCATCGAAATGTTCTGTGCGAACGTGATCTGGCTTATAGAGATATTGGTCTTTGTAGGCATCGTAAAACTTAGTCATAGCTTCACGAGTAACCATCATGAACCCTGTACCAATTTCTAACACTTCAGCTGGTTCACTAATTTGAATTGATTGCTGACCACCTTTAGGATTAAAGACGAAGTCACCAACAAACTTTTCAAGAACATTAGGATCTTCATCAGCAATACCTTTATCAACAGCAGCTTTGATTTTCTCCCAACTAATGCACTTTTTAGGATATGGACCACCAATGATATCATATGTGTCAACATCATTGGTTTGCAACGCCATGAGAGCAATAACGTCTTGAGGATTGAAGCCGATGTCAGAATCAATGAACATCATGTGTTGTGCATTTGAACGCATGAACTCATCACAGCAGTAATTACGAGCACGAGTAATCAGTGACTCATTAAACAAGAAGTAAAACTGCAAGGGAATACCATGCTGTGTACAAATAGCAGACAAGTCAGCACATGATTTAGCAAACATACCAGCACAAGCACCACCATACATTGGTGTTGCAACAAATAAGCCACGTGCACGTAGCTTTTCAATGTCAATTTTGATTTCCATTATTTTTTCCTTTTGTTAAGAATATTTTTGATCATGTTTTTTTCCAAAACCATAATCACCATCATATGTTTTTAATGTATCAGCTTTAAATAATAAAAACTGCCCAACTCGTGTACCCTGTTTAATCATAGCTGGGCCACTCGTAACATGAAGAGCACCAGCCATTACACCACTATAACCAGAATCATAAAGACCTGAAGTAATGAACAGGCCGTTACGATTTAGTGTTGATCGAGTAATAACCCAACCAGCTTCGTCAGGAGCTACTGTAATAGTATTCTCCATAACAATCTCATATGTACCAACCTCAAGAAACCAAAAGCCTTTATCATCGACTTGAACTTCTTCAGTCTTTCGATGAATCTTTTCTTCGTTTGTAATTAGAAATGTTGTTGGAAGAATCTTAAAAATCTTACCAACACGAAGATCTACAGCATTTGGTTGAACATCTACTGGTTCTACATTAGTTAACTTTGAACTTGCTTTATCACCTTCAATATGAATCATTGTTGCGTTGTTTCACCTCTATCTTGAGTATAATACCACCACAAAATTGTGTAATGAAGTATCTTTAATAAATCGTCTTTGTTATAACCACCCTTCTTGCCATATCTCATGCTGTACTTAATAACATTGGACTGACAAGATTCTTTTTCAACACCAAGCGCTTCCCAAACATCAATTGTTTGAATATTACCACTCGAATAATGTTGATTGTATGTTGCATCGATGTATTTCTTCAACTCTTCAATAATGTTGTCTTCATTATACTTGTACGCCATTTTGTAACTCCTCACAAATAACCATAACAAAGTCTGTCTATGTATTCCATATTTGACTCAGCAAGTTTAATCTTTTGATTATCACTTGTTTGAAAGTTGAAATCTACTTCTTCTTCAAACTTACCATTGACTAATCCTGTTGGTGTTTTATCAAAAGCAATACCATTCAAACCAGCCCACACAGCAGCACTTGAGTCCCAAGTATCAATGTAATCAGCAAATGGTGACATATACATGATCTCATTAGGACCATCCATCATACCAAGAAAGTGAACCTTCTGACCTTGTTTTTTAAATGAACGAAAGATCATCGATTCTCTCATCTCATACATTAGACGAAGACGAGAAACAAATCTCTGAAGTTTGTTTCCTTTTTCAACACCATAAACATTTGGTGCTGTAAGAATTGAAACACCAATGTAATCTACAAGATCTGGATTATCACTAGCCCACTGATATGACTTAATACAATCAGCTTTATCACCAATCTTTGATTGTGGGACATAGAAGGTTTTGAAACCTGCATCGTGGAATTGAGGAGCTAGTTTCTTTGCAGCTTCTATTGTTTTCTCACCCTCTTCACCAGGATAGTCAGTCATAACAATGTAATCAGCATTAATTCGCTGACCCATTTCAATTAACTTGTCTGATGGATACATTGGTCGACCCTGCTTGTACATTTCGAAAGCAGAGTTATCGAGAATTATAGTACAGTTGTTTTTCTGTTTCTGTTCAACATAGAACTGAACATAAAGAGGGTCCTGCTCAACTAAATGCGCTAGCACAAGATGAACAGGACGCTTGTCTAC